AGTAACATTACTTGAATACATCAAAAGCGGCGATGCAATTCCATTACTTGACTTCACTCCCTCATTTGTTGCGGGGTTGTGTGGTTACAATAGCAACAATAACGTACCTGTAACCGACGCCGTGCTTAACACCGTAGGTATTAAGGCTGACGCTGACCTTTGCCCAAGTGATTTGGCAAAAACAGCATTCGAGCGTTATTTACCAGACGGCGTGAGAAACGAAATTGAAAACCTTTCTTTCGAGGATATTCTTGCCGCTTTTATGGTTAAGAAGTACGGACGTGAAATTCAACGATTGGCATTAGTTGGCGACACAGCCGGAACAGACCCATTAGACGGCTTGATTACCCGTGCGTATGCTGCCGGTTCTAATGTTGGCTCTGTAACATTAGCCGCACCGTCCACAACTAACGCTTTAAACTTGTTATTTGACCTATACGACGCAATGGACGATGAAATTCTTGAGCCCGAAGCCCGCCCAACTATTATCGTAGGTATGGATTGGGTGCGTAAAGCCGCAATTCAGGCGTTCAACGACAACCGTTTCGCATACAACTTCCAAGTGGATGATAAAGGCGGGTTTGTATTGCCTACTACCAACGTTCGAGTTGAAGGGTTTAGCGAATTGAATGGAACAAACAAAGCCCTTGCAGGTTCAGGACAATTTGCGTTTGTTGGTACTGATTTAGAGGACGATATGAGCGGCGTAGATATTTGGTATTCACGCGATTTCCAAACTATCCGCACAACCGCTAAATTGCGATTGGGTACTGCATTAGCATTTGAAAGCAAGTTTGTAAAAGCTAACTAATTACTAACCATTAGGGGCTTTAATTAGCCCCTTTTAAAAAATAAAATACTATGAGTTGTTTAATAAGTTCAGGATATTCGTTGAGCTGTGATAGTGCCGGCGGAGTTGCCGAGTGGCTATTCATTAACTACGATGAAATTGACAGCATTACAATTACCGGTGGCGAGGTTACAACATTAACACTTTCAACAGGTGCTTCCGCCTATAAATTCCAAGTAAACCCCGAGAGTTCAACATTTACCGACAAAGCCATAGGAAGTGAGGAAAACCGTTCGTATGGACGTGAGCAAAGTTGCGAAATTACTTTGCACGGAAACACAAAAGAGTTGATTGTAACTACCGAGTTAATGGCACAGGGGCGTATTGTGTTATTAGCGTCGCTTAACGACGGAAGCTACGAGCTATTATTCCACGAGGGCGGAGCCAAGATACTTGACGAGCGCACAAGCGGAATGAAGTTCGATGACGCTAACGCTAACAAACTAACTGCAACACATCGCCAAAAAACGAAAGCACCAAAAGTAGGCGCTACCGTTGTTTCCGCTTTACCAGTAGTTTAATGTAAAAACGTTATGAATTACATATCGAAATTAAGCGGCGGCGTTGTAATCTTTGAACCAAAGGCAATCGCCGCCTTTTTTATACTGCATTTTGAGCACGACGTTACAAAACAAACGTTAGTACTTAATTACGCCCCTACGACCGCCAATGAGCGATACACAACCGTTTATGTGCAGGCGGCTGATGTTGCTAATTTAAGGGTGGGAGAATATAAGCTAACAATTTACCCTGCAAATGATAACATTGATAAAGATATTACAAATAAAAGTGTTATTTTTGTAGGTAAGTTAAAACTAAATGACTAATGAAGTATTTTGCTTTTGAAAAAATGCCTATACCAACGCCGAACGAGAAAATAAGCTCTTACGGCAAGAGTAAGGTAAAATATATAGATTGGGGTGATAAGAATGAATTTCCTTATTTCCTTAATTACCTACATTTACAAAGCCCAACGCACGGCGGTATAATCAACGGTAAAGTCAATTATATGTATGGCGGCGGGTTAAGTAATCCCGACGTTATTGATGTAGATGACTTCCGGGCGATGTTATTAGATTTTGAAAAGTTTAACGGCGTTGCGGTTAAGGTGTCGCCAAATGGTGTATATAAGCACGTGCCATTTGAAAACTGCCGAATAAGCGAGGACGGTATGTCGGTGTTTGTTTTTGATGATTTTCGCAAGAAAACAGGGCGGGAATACCCTAACTTTTACAAAACGAACAATGCGAATGAGGAGACTATTGCCTTACTGATGGGCAGTGCTACGCAGTATGTCGATGAGAACGGAAAGAAAATACTAACAAACTACCCATTGCCTACATATTTTGGCGCTATAAATAGTATTGTTACCGAAATAGAGATAGATTTCTTTCAGCTCAACGAAATAAGCAATGGGTTTCTTGGCGGAACGCTAATATCATTGAATAACGGCGAGCCAAAAGACCCTGAAACAAAGCAAAAACTTGAAAATTCGATAAAAGCACAAGCCACAGCGAGAGGTAGGAGAGGCGGAATTACTATACTTTACAGTAACGGCAAGGATAGATCGCCTGAAATTCTACCAATGGCAAATAATGATTTGCCCGACAGATACTTAAATGTAACGGAAAACAAAAGCAATAGTATATTTGTTGCTCATTCGGTTACTTCGCCTATGCTTTTCGGTATTAAGACAACAGGACAATTAGGAGGCGTTACCGAATTGGAAACGGCATATAATATATTTATGGAAATGTATGTATTGCCTCGTCGTGCGTTATTGCTTGAATTTTTAAGCGAGGTTACCCGCACACAATTAAACATAATCGACAAGCGCCCAAGTTTCCTACCAACGCCACAACCTCAACCTCAACAGCAATTTAAAAGCAATGATGATTTTGACCCTATATTAGACGAATTGAGCCGTTGCGGCAAGCCGTTACCGAGTGGGGCAAGGGTGGTTATGGAAATGGAAATCGACCAACCTATTGAGTTGCGTGAATTGGGGTTTGATGTGCAATTAACCGAAACGCAATATACAATTTTGCAATTGTTAAAGCAAGGGGAGAAAGTTAATGAGATATTAAAAGCTACGGGGCTAACGGCTAATGATTATGTTCGGCAAATAAACATCTTGCAAGAGTTGGGTTTCGTGGATGGTCATAATATAACACGAAAAGGCTCACGGCAATTAAAAACAACTAAAAGCGTTCTAACCATTGTATATCAATATCGCAAACGGATAGGGGTTAGCGGCGCACCGGTAATACCTACGACACGGGATTTTTGCAGGAATTTAATAAGTTTAAACAGAGTTTACACACGCAAAGAAATTGACGAGATAAGCCAGCGTGTAGGTCGTGATGTGTGGTTGTATCGTGGTGGGTTTTATCACGACCCGAAACAAAATAAAACATTTCCATTCTGCCGTCATACGTGGTGGCAGTTAGTAATTGAGCAAACAGTATAATTATGCAAACGTTATTTACCATAACACAAATAAAAGACTACGGGTTGATACACGGCAACGTTGATGAAACCCAATTATCCGCAATAATTAAGCGTTCGGAGGACACGGCGGTGCAAAGTGTTCTAGGTACGGCATTTTACAAAGATTTGCTGACAAAAGCAAACAACAATACGTTATCGTCGGACGAAACAACCCTAATGAATGAGTATATATTACCATTCCTTGCCTCCGTAGTTGATAAAGCGGCACTATACGCTTTGAATTACGAATTGCGTTCGCAAGGGTTTGGCGTTTCGAGTGACACAACATTCAGACCCGCAAGTGTTCAGGAGTTAGAAAAAATGGAGGCTGAATTAAACGGATATATCGAAACATATCGCTCAGTAATGGTTAATTACCTTTGCGTAAATAAATCGAAATTTCCGAAATACATTGATAATAATAGCGACGGTATCGATAAAAGCGATGAGCCGTCAATACCTATTAGTTTCTTATGAAAACGTTATTAAAAATACAAGATGATTTATCGGACTTCGTGCAACAGCACGCCGAACTTCGTTCGTTTGCGTTCGATGAGCCGTTGAAAGCAGTAAACAGTAATACACTGCAATACCCTGCCCTTGTTGCATTCGTTGGCACGACACCGACTTTTATACGTTTATCGGGTGTTCAGTATAGTATTGACTTCTTATTGCTTGACAGGCTACGAAAAGACGAAACAAACAAGGTATATTTGCTCAATACTTTGCAATTAATTACAAATGAAATGCTTATATTTATGCGTTCGAAAGGTTGGGGCGTTGATGATTTAAGCATTACACCCGTGATTGACGGCTACAAAGACGAGTTGTGCGGTTGGCAAGGTTCGATAATGTTACGAGGTGGGCAATTTTCGGCAAATTGTAATATGCCTATTTAAATAAAATGTAATAACTTTAAAATAAATATATTATGGCTATTGAAAATGGACAAAATGATGTAGATGTAATTACCGCCGCAGGTGTTAATACAGGCGAGTGGTCGGCTTACAAAGTGTTAAATGCCGATGTTGTGGCTAATATCACAACCGAGAACGGCACGGTAATAACCGGCGCAACATTGCGAGAGGGCGACTTATCGCCTTTGGCAATGAAAACATTTGAATACGTAAGCGGGACAGGTATTGTAGTATTATATAAACGTTAGTGTTATGTTGATAGGCACAGGAACACGCATTGCAGAAGTTGCGGCACGTCAGCGGCGTGGCATTTCATTGCAAAAGATATACTCAAAGTACAACTGGCGGAATATGTGGTCGGGGGAAAATGGAACAGACGACGGCACCACATTAACGGCTATTGATTACACAGGCAACGACCATTTATCCAACCCCGCATTAACGAATAAACCGACTTTAACTTACTTGAACGGTAAGGGGGCAGTGCAATACGACGGGGTGGACGACTATTTGATTAAAAGTGTTACGAATTGGCGAAAAACCGATACAGAGGGTCAAGTAATAGCGGTTATCAGAACACCAAGCAGTTGGACTGGACTTGCGGAAACGGTTTTTGCAACTAATAGTTCTTCAAGAGATGATGTTAAGGCGGCTTTTTATCTCAAAAGTGGAGAGTTACAATTCGTTGTCCAAGATGTGCCATCGGCAGGGTTTAACAATCATTTTTCTTTCGGAACGGTAGCCACAGATACTAACTATATAGTAACGATAAAAAGTAACGGAACGAGCTACGAATTTACGTTAAATGGTGTTGTTCAAACCATAACTGTAATTGCGGGTGCTAACGACGGTAAGTGGTTAAGCTCTATTATTAGCAACACCAATCAAATTGCAGCAGGTGCATTGATACAACCAACAGCACGTTACGGAGCGGTAACGGTAGGATTTACAGGCTATGCGCCAAGCGCCGAGCCAACTCTTGATATTGTAAACGACTTAAATAGTTATTATCAAGTATTTTAATTATGAAAGCGTTACGATACATACAGCAGGAATGGTTAGCATTTGTTGCGGCGGTTTTATTGCCAGTTGCGCCGAGTTTATTTTTGATTGGGTTACTAATAATTGCCGATACGTTTACGGGCATTTGGGCGGCGAAAAAGCGTAGCGAAAATATACTATCATTTAGAATGTTTAACGGCATTATTCCGAAAGTTATCTTATATCCATTAGGTATAATATTGGCGAGCGGCTTTGAGCATTTATACCCAGAAATTCCGGCGATTAAAGTAACGGCGTTTTTGTTTATATCTATTGAAGTCAAATCGTTGAGTGAAAATTTCTCTACGATATTAGGAATGCCGTTTGTTAAGTGGATAAAATTGCTTATCTTTAAAGGCAAGAAAAATTTTACAAATGAGTTATTTAACAACGATAAAACACCCTAATTTAAAAGGCAAAAGATTAGTTGTTCATAAAGATATTAAAAACAAAATCAATGAGTTGCTACATTTGGCAATGTATTACGATTTAGATATATACATTACAAGTAGTTTTAGGAAAACGTTAGACGAATTACACGGTGCGATTGTAACGCCTGCGAAAATGAGCAACCATTACGTAGGTTATGCCTTTGATTGTAATATTATTGATGAGAGCGGCAAGTGGTGGAATAGCAAAGAATTGCGACAACCAAAAGGTATCGTTAAGAAATTTATTGACGATGTTAAAGAGTTAGGTTTCCGATGGGGCGGAGATTTTAGTAAACCCGACCCCGTGCATTTTGATATACCGCTAAACCACGATAACCCAGACCTATATGAAAAATACTTCTACGAGTTGCAAAATACCGGATTACTATAAGGGTAGATACTTCGGCATTGAGGCAAAGAAAATCGTTATTGATTACGAATTAACCCACTTTAAAGCAAGTGCAGTCGAGTATATTCTGCGTGCCGGAAAGAAAAAAGAAAACGGAATGGCGGATATTGATAAAGAGATTGAGGACATAACCAAAGCAATACACCACTTGCAATTCGAGTTAGAACGTTTAAATATAGTGAAAGATGAGCAAGTATGATGTATATGAGCAATGGATAATTGATAAAATGATTGATGAGATATTTTATTGTTCGGTAAATGTGGAGGAGTGGACTAAATTACAAGACGAAAAAAGTAATAACAATAATATATTTTTAAATTGAACACAACACAGCAATACAACCCCGAATTTGACTTAATTAAATTGATAGTATCAATTATTGCATTGACTTTTTTTGTAATAATGTTACCAAGCTGTTCAGCAAAATGGCACATTAAACGGGCAATTAAGAAAGACCCCACCATTCTACGAGCCGATACGGTTACGGTAAGAGATACCGTTTATTTACCCGAAATAAAGCACGATACGGCGTTTTTAATGCAAAATGATGTAGATACGTTTGTAATTGAAAAAGAACGTTTAAACGTGCGTATAATACGTCAATTAGATACTTTAAAAGTTAGTGCCGAATGTGCGGCGGATACGGTTGTAAGGGTTGTTAAAATGCCTTACAAGCAGGTTGTATATAAGCGGACATTTTGGGATATGATTAAACCCTACGTCATTGCATTTTTAATTTTGTTAGCGTTATCCCTTGTATATAAGATAGTTAAATAAGAAAACCGCCCCGATTTCTCGTAGGCGGCTATCAACTATGGAAAAAAAGAGTTATGCTAACGCAAATATACTAAAATAATTTATATCTTTTTACAAAAACAATCTGTTTCATAATCTAAAAAATCATCAAATAAACTACCTTGTTGTTTATTCAATTCAAAAACATCTTTCACGCTTTTAAATGGTTGCTTTGCCATTTCAATTAGTTCTTGTATGCTTATATTACTCCTTAAATCAAAGCGGGGGATTTTTTCTGTGCCGAACCTACTTTCCATTTCAAGCCACCAATCAGCAATACTGGGGTTTTCTTTTATTATAGTTAGTTTTTTCCGAATTGATTTTTTAAAGCATAAATCACAATTACCCTCATAATCTTTCAATTCTAAATCAAACGGCTGTTTTCTCCACCAATTACGAACAAACTTTGCATCTACCTTTATATCGTTAATTAGTGGGTAAATTATCTTATCTCGCTCGGCACTCATACTTACACGGTGTCGCTCATCATAACGAATACCCATTGCAGTAAACACTTCATCATAACCCAATGTTTGAACATATTTTTTTATAGGCGATTGCTTTAATTCTCTTGTGCAATTACTTGCAAATGTGTTAGGCATGGGATATTTTTCAAGCATTGATTTGAACGGCTGGCCATTTCTTGCCGCCGTTTCATAGCTTACAACCTTAAATGAAGTTCCAACGCCTTTTTCTTTGTTTATATCTGCCTCCAACCATACAATATTTAACCCGAAGTGTTTGTCGCAACGGTCAATAAATTGTAACGTTTCCTCACGTTCCTTGCCTGTGTTCGCAAATATAAATACTTTATCAAAATCTTTATATTTCGGGTAGTTTTTTAAAAAAATACCCATAAACGCAGACGTTCTGCCTCCGCTAAATGTGCATACTAATAATTTATTTTTCATAATATAACTTTTTTAAAAATTCTTAATTAACTTACCTTTAACAATCCACCCCTCAAAACCGTCAAATTCCATAGCGTCTTTTTGTAATTCAAACAATTCCTTTTTAGAAATTATTTTAAGTTCGTCATCTGAAAATTCAACGACTACATCGGCATTATCATATAATTCAATTACAGTATCTAACGCCTCTGTGATTTCTTTTGGGCGTGGGCATTCATTTATAGGTGGCACTTCTCTGTCTGTTCGCCAATCATTGTATTGTTTTAAAATTTGAAATGCTTTTTGTAGTTCCATAATATAAAGTTTTTAAAATTTATTTTTTAATGAAAACAAAAAAATATGAGTGATATTTCCTTGCGTGTTTCTGTTTTAATGATTTATTTGCAATAGCACCTTTTGATAATAGAATAAACAAATCTTTTGCGTAAAATCCATATCATTTTATTTTTAGTTGATTTCCAAATAATAACACCATTCGCCGTCGTGGTATTTACGCCAAATTTTGACCTCGTATTTTATATGTTCAATAGTTATAACCTCACGGTGCCGCAATTCCATATCAGGCAACCTATTATCTACCCAAGTGGCAGGATAACGCTCTTGTATATGTTTTCGTAAGTCCTTTCGTAAGGTTGCTAACGTATAATAAAATTTGTTGAGGTCTATTGTTTTCATATATCCTTTAATTGTTTAATCATTTCACTTTCGGTTAGTGGATAGTATTCCCAAAACTTTTCGTAAAAATCGGCGTAGCTCTCCACAATTAAGTATATTCCCCCCGCATTCTCAATCTCCGCTTGCCGTTGCTTTTGCCACTTGCTCTGTCTATCTTTGCCGTTCTTATATCGGCGTTTCAATTCTATCGCAAACATTCGCCCGTTAATTACCGCCGTTATATCCTCTATACCCCTCTGCATTCCGCTACCTCGCCAACTTACTTTTGGTTTATATTGATTACCGCTCCCGATATTCTCAATATGCATTTGCCCCCTGTTCTCTATTATTGCGCCGGTGCATTTCGGCATTAGGCGTAAAAACTTTTCTATGCGTTTCTTTTCCCGCTTTTCGGGCTTTGCATTTTGGAATAGGTTATAAGAATACCCTCGCTCCGGCATAAGTGGATTATTTACTTTATAGTTGCGCCAAATCAATAGGCGTAAAAAGTCTAATGGTTTCATAACTTTAATAAATTAAAAAATTATATAACCGCTCATATTCAGCTTTGCACCGGTCATATATATCGGTATATTCTTTGTTCGTTTCG